GCCGTTGATAACGTCATAGCGGTGGCCAGCTACAACTTTGCCATCAGCTTCGGTACTGATTGCGTTGACAGCTACGCTAAGGTCATGCGATGTATAAATACGCGACATGCTTACTTCCTTGGTTTAGTTACGGATACGGAGAGTTCGGACATGGTGTTCAAACTCGGGGGGACTATCTTCGGGTTTGCTTCCAAGAACTCTTTCATCTTGGACTGTGCCACACGCCGCTCCAGCAGGTATGGGGCTTGCTGTTCAATGATGAACTTGTCAGCAGCTTCCCAATCCTGAAAATAGTAGCGTGTTGTGGTTTTCAAGGTTACCGTGCCATACGCAGTACCCGCGCTCTTCGCGCCAAGCGTCTGCAGCCGGTCCTTCATCTCAGAAGCAATCGCAGCCTGCTGGGCCTTTAGGTATGCTTCGCGCTCTTCCCAAGCACGGTGCTCCGCGCTAAGGACATCTCTAATCTTGATGTAGACCTTTGCAAGCCTATCAAGAGTGACGGGTTCTTCTGCCGCCGCCACGGCATTCTCAGTTGTCATATCTACCTTTCGTTTATTTGTGGCTTTATTCTAGGCCACTTTTTTACACTGTCAATCTTTTTACAAATTATTTTTTCATGCTGGTACCCCCCAATTCATCGTCAAACATCTCTGTCAGGAGTGCATGGTCAGTAACCCGTAAGTCCATTGCTTTAAACATCTTATCTTCGATGGGGCTACTTTGGATATGCACCACGGTAACTTTCTCTGCCGCTTGACCTTTGCGGTCGGCACGTGCTATGCACTGCGTGTAGAGTTCCACAGACATTAGTGGACCGTAAAAGACAACAGTATCGGCTGCAGTTAGGGTAATCCCGTGGGCGGTGGCCTGCGGCTGCATCACCAGCACACGCGGGTCTGTCTTATTTTGGAAACGGTTTATGATGTCGCCGCGCTTGGATGCCGTAACTCGTCCGTCAATTACTTCCGCTGCGTGCCCATTCTTGTTTAAGAACTCATGGATGATGTCGATGGTGGAGCGGTACATAGCAAAGATAATTACCTTGCGGCTCGTCTCTTCCAGTATCTCCAGCAACAGGTTCATGCGCGGTGTGGCATCAAACTCCACAACGTCACCGTCCTCGCTGTACACCCCACCGCAGCTTATCTGCAGTAGCTTGTTCACAACCGCCGCCTTGTTGACTGCGCTGATCACCTGCCCCGCTGCCATCACCAGCATGTCATCCTTGATCTTCTTGTAGTACTTCTGCTGCTGCGCTGTTAGCGGAGCTATGCGCGTCGTTTTAAGCACCGGAGGAAGGTCAAGGCACTGCTCCTTCGTGAACCGTATTGCAGGTTGCAGTGCATCGAATACCTTAGCTTTTGCATCGGGTTTAGCAGCCCACTTGAACATGGAGATTTTCAGCATCACCCTGTCGCGCCATGAGGTAAGGTACGCAGGGACACCGGAGGGGTTCACCAGCTTCGCTAAGCCATACGCATTAACCGGTGACTGCGCTGCAGGTGTACCTGTCATCATCCACAGGAACGTGTTGGGCGTGAGTATCTTCGCTAAGGACTTCCAGCGCCGTGTGGTCGGGTTGGCATAGGCGTTGGCTTCGTCCACGATGACCAGATCGAACCTGCCATCGGCGGCAATCTCATCGGCTACCAAGTTCAACCCATCGTAGTTGATGATGACAAACTCGTAGTCGCCCTGAATCATTTCTATCCTGCGCGATGCTTGCGCATGGTGGGCAACGATTGCGCTTCTGTGGATGATGCTGTTACTGATGTCCCCCAGCCATGCGGAATGCATGATGGACAATGGACAGATGATAAGCACCCTGCGGATTTCTCCCCTGTTCATTAGGTAGTCTGCGGCCCACAGAGATGCGATAGTCTTGGCAGTGCCGGGGTCGTTGAAACAGAACGCTCTACGATGCAGAGTGAGGAATCCTGCAGTTACCTTCTGGTGTGCCATAGGCTTGAACCGGCCGGGCCACTTGTAGTTCCGTTCTATCGGAGATGGGACTTTTATTCCCATGTTTTTAAGCACACGCATCTCATCCAAGTTCCAATGCACGTATACCTCGTAGCCCCCTTCGATGGGTACTGCGATGTGCTTTGGAATAATCTTGAACCTAGATGGGTCACGAACGCGCAGCTTTACCGCGCGGTTGTCCACTATTTCCATGTCAGCCTTAACAGTGTGTACCTTCAACGCTATGCTGGAGAAGGCCGCTTGTAGCTTGCGCTACTTAGTTGTCAACCGGAACTTTATACCCTTTTTGGCCTTTGCGCCAGCTACGATTCTTTTTCGCGCTTTCTATTTTCTCGTTACCCTTTGTCAGCTTGCCGCCATTGATGCCAGCAACCTTGTGGGCAATGTCTTTGCCATCACCGATAGGAGAGGTGCCGTTGCGAACAGCAGCACGTTCAGCGCGGCGGCGGTCCACTTGAATCGCCTTCTCCTTCGGACTCTTGTTGTACGCTTCTTGGTACGCCAGCTTCGCTTTGGTTGCCATTTAACTTCTCCTTCCGTTGTGTTCGCATGTCAATACTGGGCAGTATTTCTTACACAGCCCTGACGATTTGACTTGCCATCTATTATGCGTCAGGGCCGCATCCAGCTTGGCTACGCGCTCGCGCCACTTCCACCACAGCACGTCCTCCATATCGCGGCTGACTCTGTACTTCTGTACCGTACCTTTGAGCACAAACAACAACCCGCCAGTGACGCTACGCACATGCGGGAAGAACTTGAAGATCATCAGGGACATCAGCATCAACTGGTCGGTATCAAAGTACTTGTCGTTTCCAGACTTGTAATCAAACACACGCGCAGTCAGGTTGTCATCGTCCACGATAACCAAGTCCGCTATGCCCCGCACCCAATAATCCGGCGCGTCAAAGGCTCTTGGCAGTAACGCTTCGTTCAGCGCCATCTCGTACTCAGGATACTTACGCCCCGGCATCGCAGCTAGCTTATCCATCGTGGGCTGCAAGAAAGCAAAGCTCTCATCCAGCGGACGCCGCTCCTTGATGAATAGCTCCGCTTGTTCATGCAGCGCCGTGCCGTACAGCGTTTGCTCGGTATCCTCGCGGGGGTAGTTCTTAAGCACCTTAACTTCGTGGTACTGCCGCCCACAAGTCTCAAATGTTTTGATACCGCTGTAGCTGTGCTTGGCCATTAAAATCTCGCTGTTTGGATTGCCTGATTAAGGCGCTTGCTGAACGCTATAACGAACTTCTCGTCTTTCCAGTTGGCCCCCATATCGTGCAGGATAGCGTGGGTAACTTCGTGCCAGAAAACATATGGGTCATTGCCGCGCAGTTCAATCAGTTCAACGTCCGGATAGACTTTGCCCCGTACTTGTCCGCGCATATTGACATTGGACACGCTGTAGCTCTTGCGCCCTATTTTAATTGACTTTGGTATTTGCATATCGTCCTTAAGCCTTTGCAAGGCCATATCGTTTATCGAACCCAACGTCCGCATTGAGCGGCAAATTGGGCATCCACTTCGGCACCTGAATCATCTTTGCTTTGACCCAAGCTGCCTCTTCCTCTGCTGTGTCCTCATTCAGCAGAAAAAGTCCTTCATCATGCACTGTCCCCTTTACAGGAAACTGACTCTGCACCCGCAGCAGTCCGTCCGACATGATGATGCGCGCCAGACCCTGCGTCACGTTGTTGCATATAAGCCCAGCGTAAATCTTCTTGCGCTTCTTACCATCGGCAAACGTGTACTGCGGACGCCCCTTCTTGTCCAGCTCCATCTGCAAGTCAGGATAGCGTAAGCACATCCCGTTGACCATTTCAATCTCACCCTTGCGGAACTTCAGCACGCCCTTGTGCTCGTACTCCTTACCGCCATACAGGCACTCGGTGAGCATCGTGCCTAAGAAGTCCCAAAAGCCCACCACAGGTACGGCTGCAGCGCGGTACTTGTCAATGATGGCCTTGCTGGCAAGGCAGTGAATCAGCAACTCTTCTTCGCTACAGGTGTGCGGGATTTCAGCCATGCGCGTCAGGTTATCTTCCCAGCTAATGAACTTCTGGATGTCGGCCATAGTCACGCCTAGCTGCTTGGCATCGGCTTTGTTGTACATCACTGGCGGTGCGCCAAGGAATCCAACCAGCAACTGGCCAGCAAACGATACCCAGCCAAGCTGATACCCTGCGCCCAGCAGAGCGGACTTGGCACTCTGGCGCAACAACGGGTGCTCTTCCTTACTTAGCCCCGGTACGTTAAACATCTGCACACCGAAGGTAGCGTAGGGGTCGCCCCCTGCCCTGAAGATTTCCAGCATCTCCTCGTAGTCAGCTAACCAAGATAGCACACGTGGCTCAATCTGCGATAGGTCGCCAGCACAGATTACTTTACCCGCAGGTGCACAGATAGCTTTCCGTAAAACGGAACCGCGCTTCAGGTTCTGCAGGTTGATACTTCCGCCCTTAGCTGCGCTCCACCGGCCCGTGGCGGCACCGTAGTAGGACAGAGGTACGGGTAGCCTGCCGCGCGTTGAAATATCAATGAAGCGCTGTGCACGTGTCCGCACTGATGTTGACTTGACCCGTAAGCGAGCTTCGCATAAAAGCGCTACGTCCTCATCGTCGGAGTTAAGGAGCTGCTGGAACAGGGCATCATTCTTGGCGAATGCGTACGCTTCCTTGCCCGTGGTTCTGCTGATCTTGGTCGGGGGCTCTATGCCCATGTTGCGCAGCACCTCTGCAAAGTGGTCGTTGCTTGCCAGCGTGGATTCATCGGTGTCGGCCTTGACGAGTGCTGACGCCAGTTTCTCCTTCTCTTCGGCAAGCGCTTCCACCAGCATGTCCCCGTCCAGCACAAGCTCCGGCTCGGTGTACATGCGCACTGTCATGTCAATGAGGCGCAACTCCTTGATAGGGTAGCCCACCACCAGCCGCTTGAAGATTTCCTCGCACAGGAATACGTCATGCTTGCAGTACGTAGCTAACTCAGACTCAACCTCCCAAGTCAGCTCCGCTACGCCATCGGTACTGTGGAGCGCCTCGCCCTTTGGCGGCAGGCCAAACTCCGCAGCCAGCTTGGCTAGCGAGTTACCAACTTCAACGCCTCTGAGCGCACGTCCCATGCTAAGGCTGTCAAAGATAAAACATGGGCGGCAGTCGTAGATAAACGAGAGTATCGACGCATCAAACTGCGCGTTGTGACAGAGTACTGCTGTTTTACTCCAGTCATACATGGCAAAGATACGGGGGAGTTCATCGTGGCTGTACCACTGTATTGGTAGGTCGGTGTCAAGTTCATGGATGCATACGCCGAATGCCTTGAAGCGTTCGTCTCTTATATATTCTTCGGTGGTCATGTAGGTCAGCGAGTACTGACCAAAGGGACTTGTGTGCGATTTACTCCATCGCGTCTCAAAGTCAATGACCAGTATTTTAGTGTACGGCGGCTTCACTGTATGGGTCCTTCCGCACGTACGTTGTAGGCATTGTGCACTTCCATCAGGCCCGACATGATCGGCCCCACCAGCATCTGGTCACCCAGCGCAGCTACCATCATGTTGCCGCTGCCTGCGCGGTCTATCGCACAGACGGCAGTACCATCGTTCTCCAGCATTTGCAGCAGTTGCTCAAACACCAGCATGAGGCCGGTCAGCGCGTCAGGGTCCAGCGCCCGTAGGCGCGCATCCAGCTTCGCTTCAAAGACCGATGCTACAGCGGTGTCGCTAGCTTGTTCAGTAGACATATAAGTTCTTTCATTGTTTCTTCGTTGTCATTGACAACAATCGTGTGCGCACCGGACATCCGCATGCGCGCCATCTCGCGCTCCTGTAGCGCAGTTACCTTGCCCTTGCCTGCCTTCGTTTCAATGGCAAGGAAGTGCCCGTAGTGGCAGCAGATGATGTCAGGGATACCGTGCCGCCCCATGCCATTACTCACAGGCATGAAGTAGTAAGTCCCCTGACTTTCCAGCAGGCGCTTGACTTGCTCCTTGACCTTTCCTTCGGGCGTCATATTTTCGACCACCAGCCTTTCTTTTTGGGCGTTATTTCAATCATGGGCTGTGAGCCAATCAAGAACACTTGCTGGTACTCCCCCTCCAGCTCCTTGTACTTGCGCCTAGCATCGTCAGCTTCTTGGTAGTAACCATAGCGCATGTGCTCGTCCACTTCGTTGCGCAGCCGCTTAAGCTCCAGTTCCATTGCGTAGCGCATGCTATCTACCTGATGGCTAGCTACGTTCTGCTGTGCAGCCATAGCTTGCGCGGTCTGGCTGTATTGGTTCTGCAAGCCGGATGTATTGCCTGCAAGGCTACTGCCCCACAGGTTCTGTGCATTGTTAGCGATGCTGTTAGTAAGCCCAAGCCCAATCGTGGCACCTTCCTGCTTGATTTGCGCCTGCCCAAACAGATTGTTGTTAGCGGTGCTGGTAGTAAGCGTGTTCTTGGTAGCCCTCATCGACTGCTTCAGCGCGTTGATATTGTTCCCGCTGGTATCTTCCTCTTCTTGCGGCTTGGAAAGAATCAACGTGATGATCTGCTGATTGAACAGTACACGTTGGAAGTTCCTGTAGGCATCAGTAACGCGCTGAATTTCTTCATCATTCAGTACCTTGTCCAGCCCTGCAGTACGGTTGACAATGTTGATGACGAGCTTATTGATGCTGTCCTCGCGCCAGCTATCTTTGTCCTCAAACTTCTCCGGATTGTTTTCCAACTGGTCGCATATCATGGTGATAGCGTCCGTCAGGTCTACCTTCTCTGCCTCTTCAATTAGTTCAATCATGCCTACCTCCAAAAGTTAGTAATGCGATACCACAGTGCCTTGTACCAGTGCTTGCTGACTTCGTGCAACTGTCGTTGGAAATCCGCTGCTTGCTCCAGCGCCATCGTGTGCGCCCTGCTCAGTAGCAGGTACGCTTTCTCGTATTCGTCAGGTGTCATATAGGTTCCTTGTTAGTTCGGCGTAGCAACGCCATCGCATCCTTCAAATCCAACCGCACTTGTTCCAGTGCTTCCCTCAATTCAATGTTCTGCTGGTACTGCTCCGCAGCATACTTAGCTAGGTTGCTCTGGCTCCACGTTGCGAAATCCGGGGACTTCGTGTGTGAAGTCAAGTGTGAGCTGCTCATGCGGTACTCCTTTCAGTGTTTCCAGTTTCGCATTTATACCTGACTGCACGCTTACAAGCCGGTCAGCTAGCAGCAGTTCCAGTGAGGTTGGCAGCGGCAGGTTTTTCACGTGCCGAATCAGTTCTTCGTTTGTCAGGTAGTCGTAGTTCATTTGGTTTCCTTTGGGTTAGTGCTCTTGCATACTTGGGCAGCGTCCCTTCAATCGCCACCTCCTTGGTTGTGAACAGGTATGTGCAGTTCGCGCACTTACGTACGCGATAGATGGCATCCTCCGCTGCGCGTGTTTCACAGACGTACAGTCTACCTCCGCAGTTGCAGCGATAGCGCATGGAGTTAGACGTGGTCATTTCGTTTGCTCCAGTGCGGATATGGGTGATGCTCCGGTGGTTTGCCATTGATAGATGTCCTCACGTAACTGCTCTGCCTTTTGCTGAGACAAATACCACTTGCGCTCAAATTCTTCATGGTTGTCATTTGCTTTTTTCAGGCAAGCCGTAAGACGCTCTACCTCAGCCTTAAGCGCGTCCACTTCGTTGTCCATATTGATGTACTGCTGAATCGTCACGCCATCAACCATCTTTTGCTGCAACGCATCGCGCTCGGCTTCTCGCACTCCGTTAACCACTTGCCACGCGGTGTTAGTCTTCGCCACTGCCGCTGCCACTGCTTCACGGCATTGGTTGAGGGTAACGTAATCACCCTTGGGTGTCATATGCGTTGAGCCAACTTCGCTAATCATTACGCAAACTCCACGCAAACGCTCTGGCATCTCCACACCCGCTAACTCGGCAATGATGAATGCGCGAAACGCAGCGTAAGTTGTTTCAATAGTGTCAGGCGAGTCAATGGAACCCGCTTCACGCGCAATGTCTGTAATGTTCATTTCCGTAACTCCCTGTTTAATCTATGAAACCTATACGCTGGGTATCCCCAATACCGCAAACGTAACCGATACCAGCTTTTTGGTCTGAATGCTTTGGTCATTCTTTCGCTCCTATCTCAACAGCACGAACACCGCTGTCATACGGTGCAAGCACATCGCGCACTTCGTCAGCGTTAGCAATAAGCCATTCGGTAATGTTGCTTGGAAACTGCCAATCGACTTTGTGCAAGTCTGCGGCGAGTGCTGCAACAGGTTCACGGCGTTTTGCAAGTACACGCACACGGCGTTCTGACATTTCGTGGAATTGACGTTCTTCGTTTGCTGTCCATTGTTCGGTCATTCTTTCGCTCCTATGTTGACGATGCCGTGGGCGGCTTCAATGGCGCGGGCAAACTTGAATTGGTCAACACGAACCCCGCGAACATCAGCGCAGCGATAAGACACTTCTCCAACCTGCTCATCACTCAAAGGCAGCGGGGCAGCGGGTGGGGTGGCATACAAAGGAACATCATCTGGTAGGCACTGGTTTTTTGTCACTGGCAATAGTTTGAATTTGAAAGGCCATGCCAACCGCCCGTTTTCTTTGCGCTCTTTTACTGGTTTTTCCTTTTCAAATGCCCACTTGCGTATGTACGCCACAGGCTCACTCACTGCGCTCTTGCGTCCTGCTTCAAATGCTTGCCATGCTAATTCGCAAGCAGCACTTTCGCGCCATGTAGGGTTGTCATAAAAGATTGGCTCTGCCCACTTTTCAAAATCTTTGCGTACCTGCTCTTTAGTGATAGTCATGTCAGTCCTCCAAGTTTGCGGATAGCGTCAGCACAATCAACAAAGTCTGTATCGCGCCCTTTGTTAATGTTGTACGGGTCAAGTTGTTCACACACCTTCGCGCATTCCTCAATGGTCTGCTGGCGCACTGCGAGTAGCTGTTCAAGGGTGTACATGGTGTTTGAGGTTTGCGTGTAATCTTCGTTACGCTCAATAAACAGGTACGGGCTGTAAGGTGGTTGCCATGTCATATCATCACTTTCTGCACAACCTGTGCCAAAAAATAAAGCCATGCTGCCATTCCCAATGTTCCACCAACCCAAAATACGATTTCAATCATTTTTTCTTTCATAGCTTCCCCCATACAAATCCAGCAATAAACATAAAAAATAGGTAACTTAAAAAGCATCCTAAGTAATATCCAATTCTCATTCCATCTCTCCTTTTGCCATTTGCTTTACATAATCCAAAATTCTTTTACTGCTACCTGTTCCGTAAAGTCTTTCTGCTTTCTTACATAACCCGTAAACCTGCTCTTTACTGTTTGAGTTCAGATAGCTGATAAAGATTACCCTGGCTTCACTGATTTCTAGTATTTCTCTGTCTCCGTATTCATTGTACATTTGATTTTCTTGATTTTTTCTAGGTAGTTTCCCTAAGTCGCTACATGAGGCCAAGGGTTGTAAAAAGCCTGCGGTCTGTCACCAGGGTTTGCTATGTACTGCTGTGAGTCCTTGTGAAAC